AGATGATGGAGATCATTTGACAGCTCTCCAAAGGCATCTTGACAATGTGTTTATCGGGAAGAACCCTGGCAGAAACTGTAGGATTTGAATTGGTTACAAAGATGTTCATAAGGGTCTTGCGTTACCACAACGTTGTGCAGAGGGATATTGAGCCTGAAAGACTTTGTTAGCATACACCTGACTGGTCGCTTCGACAATGGCTTTGTGATATTTCGTACCAGTCGTAGGCAATCTGTAAGTGACTTCCCATTTTTTCACGCGATCAACTCCACAAACTCAGACAAAATTTTCTTATTCAATTTTTTAGAATTCAAAGATTTAACAAATGCGGTTTTGATTTGAGACTTGGTTGCATCCTCAGCGACTTCAAACTCAGAGTTCTGAGAGAGTGACTTGGAGGAGAGTGCAAACAACTTGGTATAACCAAGACCTTTGATAGAGACAGATTTGTTCTTCTTCCATTTAGCCATAATGTCACAAATGTTATCAACATCACGATTACGAAGATATCGTGTCAGTTCAGATCCGCCTACCAATCGAATACCGATAATATTAACTTCTGGAAACTTTTCACTCAGGTGTTTCAACAACACTGGAGTGTTATCGGTAAAACGACTCATTGAGGTATAGATGCGACCAAGTTTACGATCGCGAAGAACACATCGATCTGACATATTGTTGTATCCAAAAACTTCCTGACCATCACCTTTGGAGAATTTAATCACATAAGGAATACATTGAGACTCACCGTCAGTCAGGATGATTGCATTAACCTTTTCAACCCCGTTAGCTTTTTTGAATTGTGGGATGATTTGATGCAAAGAAATAACGGCCTCATTCAGAGGAGTGCCTGAAAGTGAAAGTTGACTGTAATCATAAGGTTGATGGCTGAGTATGAAAAGATTTTCACAATGACGTTCAAAGTCTTTTGATTTAGTTTTGCTGGACAAGAAGTTCAAAAGACTGAAAGAAGAACTAACAATCAGATCATTGACTTTGGGTTCTTGATTTCGGAACATCGAATTCCAACCATAGCCAAAATCACGAAAATCCGAAGAGTTACGAATCCATTCATTAGTGAAAGCATAAACTTCAAACGGGATGTTCACCTTACGGCAGAAGAAAACCAGATTGAGAAGTTGTTTCACCGTATCCGTAAGGACCTGAGTCATAGATCCAGACCAATCAAGAATAAAGATCAGACCGTGACTCTTACCATCGGGAAGGATAGTAACCTTCTTGAAGAGATCTTCATTGAATTTATACGTGTGAAGTTTAGAAGTATCCAATACACCAGTCCGACTGGTGGACGATCGCGAATATGCAGTAGCAGACTTACGACACTCAAACTCTTTCACAAGATAACCAACTTCTTTTTGAGCAGACTTTTTGAAGTTGCGATAATTTTGACGCAAATGAGTTACGGTACTATCTTGAACACACTCTTCATTTGCCTTTGATTCAACTTCAAAATTTTTCCACACATCATTAGGAAGAACAATAATGTTCTCCAACTTCACTTCAGGCACTTCAACATAAATGGTATCACCGCGATTGTAACCACACAATTTCTCTACTTGTTCTTGAAAGTTGGTATCTGTAATGGCTTCTTCATAGCTGTCACCACCGAAAGTTCCACCACTCTTATCTGAGGCACCTTGTTGTTCTTGTTCACCTTCACCTTCACCCTCTTCAAATTCCTCAGAAAGTGATTGTTCAGATTCACCACCTGACACTCCACTATCATTTTGTGGAAAATCTAGAGGATCAATATTTTCTTCTTTCTTATATTGTTCTTTAGAATAAATGAAGATCTCTCTTGCAGCCTGACAAGCATCTTCAAAAGTTTCCTCTACAGAAACCATATCAACAAACTTTTGTTCTTCTTCAGAGAACTTAATATCAAGATTACCTTTGAAATAAAGGTTGATACGATCAATCAAAGACAACTTGGAAATGTCTTCATCTTTGATACCAAAGAAGTCATCGCGATTCAACTCAGTGTATCCACGAAAGAAACACTTTGCGAGACCAGGAAAACGACGTTTGATGAGTTTCTCAATACGTGCATCTTCAGTTACGTTGAGGTAAGACTTGGGTGCACCAACGCCAGAAAGGTCTTCATTAGGAGTATAAAGTGCGTGACCAACTTCGTGACCGACGAGAAGATCATAAACACTCTCGCTGGCCCTGTTCCAGTTTGGCAGAACAAGAATACGACGATCAACGTCAAACGATGCCGTGGGAACATCTTTGTGTTCGACGATCAGATCTTCCTGTGCAAGAAGTCGAGCCAGTTGGTCTTTGATCTCAAAACGAACGGTCATTGGTCTCTTTCAGTATGCACATAGTATAAACCCCCTGGCGGGTCGCCAGAGGGTTGATAGGCCAGTTTCTCAGGTGTCACTGACCTTTGACTTTGGTGGTGTATGTTTTTCCTCTCCATTCAAAACCCGACTTACCAGACTCTCTTGCGGACTTGAAAGCTTTATCAAATGATTGTGATCTTGTCAATCCTTCATCTGGGTTCTTTGGACCTTGAGTTGGTTTGTAATCACCTCTTTTCAGAGCTCCTTTTAAAGTTGCATCTGCAGTTGGAGTGGGTGCCATCACTGCACCAGCGATTCCTAATCTTGAACCAGTAGCTAAAGACCTAGCAAGTGCGCCCACTTTAGAAACTTGTTGTAATATATTTTTTGGTTGATCTACAAATCTTTGTAATTGTGGAAACTTATCCATATTAGGACCAGTCGCACGTACTGTTGCACCTGGTCTGTAATTATTTGGTTTCGATGCAGCCACTCTAGAAGCAAACCCAGTTGGTTTGTTGGCAGTTGTCCCCCCAGCAGGAGGGAGAACTCTGTTAGGAAGACGGCTCGATGGACCTTCTTTAGGCAAACCTTGTTGAGGTTGAGGTTTCTTGGGAAACTGTTTCCAAGGATCTCTTGCAGCCCCCATCGAGGCATATGTTTTTTCTAAGAGTTCTTGAAAAGTTACCATCGCGACACGTTTTCTAAGTATTTATCTTAAGTTTCCTCTTCAAAGCTTTAAGACGTGCGCGAGACTGTCTCAGTTGCTGAGGTTTGAGTTTAACTTTTTGTTCCTTTTTAGAGTGATGAAACCGATTGGGAACTTGCATTGTCCTTGTGTGTCTCAAGACACTATACGTGAAAAACCCTTGACTTTTTCAAACTGTATGACACTTTGGAATTTGTCCTGAAGACCGTCCTTGTGGGAGATGACAAAGATGTTGGCACCCTTGATTACATAACGAATAATCTTCAAGAACTCATCAGTACCAAATCCATCCAAAGAACTATCAAACACTTCATCCATAATCAACAAGTTTGTATTTGTTGAATTCTTATAGGCAGCTACTTCTCTCCAAGTAAAAAGGAGGGCGAGATCGATACGCATCTTTTCGCCCTCTGAAAACGAAGCATAAGAAAAGTCTTCGTGAATTGGGGATTGAATTTTTTCGTTGAACTCCTCATCTAAATTGAAGTTGATGTAAAAGTCCATCATCTGAAGATACCGATTGACCTGTCTATTAATCAACGGTAGATATTTTTTAATGATCTTGGTTTTTACACCACCATCTTTTAGAAGAGAATAGATAAACTCCTTGTAACTTACATCCTCCTTCTTTTGAACAAGGTCGTCATAAGTTGTATTCAGTTGTTCCTGAAGTTTGGTTAATTTCTCATGTTCAGTATTTCTGTTTTGTAGTTGATCGGTAATTCTTTGAATTTCAGATCCCAAATCTGTGATCTGTCGCTGAAGTCCAGAAATCCTAGTATTGTTTTGAGAAATGTCATGCGTGAGTTTTGTGATCTCCTTGGAAAGTGTATTGAACTGACGTTCTCTTTCCCTTTCAAACCTTATAGTCTCCTCCAGTTCTTTCAAACCTTCTTGGAGCTCCTTTTCTTTATCTTGAACGTCTACAACTTTATTTAAGCGAAAATCTTCCTGAATTGTTTGAGTACAGGTAGGGCATACAGTATTGTCCTTGAAAAACTGTAACTCTTTTGACAGAGTAGAAACTTTTTGTGTAATCTTACCCCGAATATTGTTTAACTTTACTAACTTTTTATCTGCACCCATTACCTCTTGTTGTTCTCTGGTAAATCCAAATATCTTCTCTTCAAGAGAGGCGTTCTCTTTCATAAAAACACCAACTTCATCATTTAAATTGGTAATCTTTTGTTTGTTGCCATTAATATTGGCATTACCACGACTCTCAAGTTCTTCAATAAAACCTTTCTGCATATCAACTTTATCTGAAAGACTGTCTTTCTTCAGATCTAAAAGTTTAACTTCATCACGATCTTGTCGGATCTTATCTTTTACAACTGCGTTCATTGCAGAGAAGATACGAATATCCAGAATATCTTCAATCACTTCTCTACGACTCGCTGCAGGAAGTTGCATAAAGGGTACAAAAGTCGATGACCCCAGAATAACAATCTGGGTAAACGATTTGTAATTGAGTTTAAGAATATTGTTTTCAAGATACTTTTGTTGATCTGCAGCAGCTGCATCCTGATTCATCATCTTACCATCAACCCAGATCTCAAAGACCGCAGGTTTAATACCACGAACTACTTTATATTCTCTACTACCAATATTGAATTCAATCTCAACTCTACAATCTTTTTCATTTGTAGAGTTGATGAGTTGAGGTTTGTTGATTTTACGAAAAGGCTTGTTAAAAAGAACAAACGTCAGTGCATCCAGAATAGTGGACTTACCTGCACCATTTGTACCAATGATTAGCGTTGTTTCATCTTTATCAAGTTGAACTTTAGTCCACTGATTTCCAGTAGATAAAAAGTTTTTCCAAGAGATGTTTTTAAATTTTATCATAATCTTTTGGTATCACCAAATCAGTAGATTGAATTACAACATATGGGTAATCATACGACTCACACGCCTTAATGGCAACATCTTCATCAATTTCTACAACTTCTAATTTTTTAAAAACTTCATTAGACATTGATAACATCATTGCATAACGTTCCGCATCATCCTCTTCTTCAAACATAAACAAAACTTTTTCACCATCTTCATTCTCAACGGCATAGGCACCTTGATCTTCTTTTCCATCGATGGTGAGAATGTACATTACTCCACCTCACAAGACTCTATGTAAATTTCCTTGAGAAGATTTTTTAACATCGTCTTATCTAAATCAACTTCAGCTTCATCAATGTATCTATTCAAAATACTAACAGTGTCCTCACTCTCATCACTTTCAATTTCTTCATTATCATAATATCCAGCGAAGTCAAAGTTTTCAACAATTTTTAATTCGTGAACATTTGACTTGTAGAGTTTATCGATGAATTTTTCAAATGCCAAAGGATCCGTCTTTTTGCGGACAATCACTTTGACAATTTTATCCTTGTAATCAATTGACTTCAACATTTGATGTGGAGTGTCTTCATAATGAATATGATGAAACATCTTGAACGGATTATTGACTGGAGTGAGTTCCAGTGTTTCGGTATCGAAGATATGAAATCCACGACTATCATCAACATCCGTCCAGTACAATTCGTAAGGATTTCCCAGATAACGAATGTTTTGTTTACAACTTCTAGTGTGATAATGTCCAGACAAAACCAGATCAAACTTTTTATACTTATCACTGGAATCGCCGTGATCCATTACAACATATCGATTTGCATTGAAACCAGATAGTTCAAGGTGACCCATCACACACTTTGATTTTGTTTTCTGAATCAATGTCTCAGTGTCGTGTTGATTCTCCTGGTTAATCCAAGGCACAAGAAGAACACCTAGGTTATCAAGTTTGATCTCAGTGGCTTTATTGTAACAAACCACATTGTCATATTCACCCAGAAGAAGACTAATTGCATTGATGTCGTTAGTGTTCTTGTAGTATGCAGTGTGGTTACCAATAATGGTGTGAACGGTCACACCCATTCTTTTTAAACGGTTGTAATAATTTTCTTTGGCCCAATCCAGAGCCCAAAAATCAATACCCCTACGATTATCGAAGGTATCACCCATATCAACGACAGTGGTGATACCTTCTTTTTCTAAAGTAGGAAAGAATACTTCATTGTAAAATTTCAAGAAATATTCATGAAACAACTTGGATCCTTTACGAGCTCCAAAATGTTGGTCAGTGATGATTGCAATCTTCACAACTTACCTCCAACGACTCCATCATAAATTGATTGTGAATTTTCAAAACCTTCTTGTTTTCCCTTCAGATAAAATCTTGTAGCTTCAATGCATTGTTCTTTTGTCAGAGATGAAATTACTGAAGTACCATCCTTCAAAAAACTTTGCCAAAGAAACTTACATTTTTGCACACGAAAACATTCATCAATCCAGAAATCATCATCAATAGTCATCAGTTATACCGATAATTAATATTGTCTTTGATAGTGTTGTAGTCACTCTCAGTACCAGCCATCATACCATCATCTGAGAAAACTTCACTGTATCCACTTCTTTCGATAATCTTTGATTTAATCTCAAGTTGTTTCTTTTCCTTTTGAATTCTTCTCAGAAATGCGTAGTGAATAATCTGAGTAAAATAAGCAAAAGGATTTGAAGATTTTTCTGGGTCGAAGTTATTAATATACTGGACGCAGTTTTCAATACCATCACAAATCATATCATCCTTGAACATATAGTTCACGAAGTTTGGTTTGTATGATAAGTGAGTTGCAATCTTTAAAAAACATTCACCAAGATAATTTGTAATTCTTGGTTTTGGTTCACCCTGTTCTTGTGCACGGCGAACTTTAGCCTTGTATTCAACAATGGCTGCAAGAAACTCTTTGTTGTTGACGTAGTGTTCTGATCTGCGTCTTTTAGTCATCATTACGGCGTACATATCGACCCTTTTTATAGTCACTGAATCATTATATCAAATGATCTGATGCTTGACAAGCTCCTCAAAAGTCAGTATAATAACTCTGTCAGGGTTGAAGAAACAGCTCTAAGAATTCTCTTTGAGCTTAAAGATTCTTTCTAGGCTTTCTCTGGCCTCTTCAACAGATGATACAAAACCTAGATGAGTTGATACCCCGACTTTAATTGGAGTTGAATCTTCATTTTCCTTATTTAGAGACTTAACCCACTTACGATATGTGTTAATGATCTCACGGTTCTCACATCTAGTGTAGTAGATAATATGTTTAAGTTCAATGCAATGAATACGATCATCACTCATTTTGAGCCAAGGATCTACCTTGTAGTAACAAACATTTTGTCTTCTAGATGGAATCTCTTTGATGATGCAAGGATCAATGGCCATAATAGCTTGAACATCATCTTCATAAAACTCTTCAACTTGTGCGAAGATTTCTTCTCCACTTACCAACTTTATAACTGCGTAGATATTCATTTTTACCTCATTTTGATAGGGATTATTTCATAGTTAAAGTTCTCTTCATTGTAAATTTTTACTCTTTCAATGAGATGATTTAGTGTATAATTTTTTCTAGCTCCAATTGTTGTGTCATCTGCAATATCGTAAAGTGTAGCTTTGGTCTTACTATTACTTTTACGTAAAACTCTTCCAATTGATTGCAGATTACGAATCCTTGATTTACTTGGTGATGCAAAAACTACGTTGTGAAGATTCTTGATATTGATACCAGTAGAGAATGTTCCATAAGAAGCTACAATAATTGCATTGTCTTCTCTTTCTGTAATTTCTCTTATCTCTTCTCTATGTTCAGCGTCAACTCCACCGTGAACAAAAAATACTTTCCTGTCTTGAACGGAATTATTTATGAGATTGTAAATTATCTCTCCGTGACTTTCTACCCGACTATAAAGTATAAGAGTATTTCCTTTCAAATCTAATGCAAGATTGTGAATGAATTTATTTCTTTGTTCGTGTTGAATGATGAATTGAACTTCATCTTCATAGGCCTCAAATTTTTGTGGCGAATGTTTCAGTAGAAGAATCTTGATATCAAGTTTGGCTAAATGACCCTTCTCAATTAATTCATCTGTACGTATGATCTTATATGCAGGTCCAAATAAACCTTCTAACACCCACTTATGAGTTTGTGTACCATCCAATGTACCAGTAAATCCAAACCGATACTTTGCGTGATGTAACTTTGTCATTATACTGACAAGAGATTTACTCTTAAATAGATGAGCTTCATCTCCTATTACAAC